TGAAAATTCCAGGCTGACACTGATCCACAGAGTGCGTGTGTCATAGAGTTTGAAAACATGAGAGTTTGAAAACATGAGAGTTTGAAAACATGAGAGTTTGAAAACATGAGAGTTTGAAAACATGAGAGTTTGAAAACATGAGAGTTTGAAAACATACGAAATTGAAAGTAATCCCACAGATTTAGAAAGTAAGGGAAATTGAAATTATGTCATATGTCTGCTAATGTCCATATACGCAAAATAACAGAAATAAAAAAGGTAGAGGAACAATACCCCTACCGATTACTTATAAGTTTCTAATCGTCCAATATTGGGCAGTTTCGACTAAAATAATCGACTTTAACCCCTTTTGAATAAATTGGTCTTTACAAAATCACCCATAGTATCTAAAGGTAATCTAAAATCCATACACCATGGCATATCTGGACGCTCTTGCAGGAACTCCACTTTAGTTGGCATATGTCCTTTTCTGAGTATCCTTCTCATGATCGTTGCGTTATTGGTGTAAACCCATATCTCAGGTTTGTATCCACCATAATCACCGTAGTTGATGTTGATGGTAACTTCTTGCTCTTCTGCTTGTGCCACTTGCTTTAGATCATTGATGGCAACCCCACGTGTCATTTCCAATAACTTCTTTTCATTCATTTCCAATACCTCCCTTTGTTTATAGTATAAGTATACCATAACTAGGGATAATTGTCAATCGAAAATAAAAAAAAAAAAAGATGAAGATTTTACTCTCCATCCTTTGATAGTCCTAACTGCTTTACTCTTTCTGCTACGTCTTCGCTTGTAGTGTTGGTAACTTCAATTGTGGACTTGTCTTCATACCCATGTTTGGACTTTAGCATGAACATATTGAATGTAGGATATTTCTCACCACGATTTACATATTGGTTTTCTATGAGATAGTTTGCCCACCTAATCGTGGCCGAAATGTCCCCATATACTTCTTCTTTCTTTCCCCAATCATAGTATTGTGAACTACTAACACCTATATACATTTGTATAGCACTTTTAGTTGGTTTTAGACTTCGCTCTTCACAGAACTCAAAGTAACCTAACACTGCTTTGTGTAGTTCTTCTGCTGTCCATGCTGACTTACGTGGTTCCTTTAGGTGTTCTCCGGTGATTTTGTATAGGTCAATCAGACCACTCATAATCTCATCTGCACCTTCTTGTTTGTCACGCTTGATCCGTTCTTCTGTAAGATTTTCTGGACCTGCCATATCTGGTCTTGTATGAATATCCTTTACTTTCCTTTTTCTAGGCATAACCGCACCTCCTTTGACAAGTTTACCCATCTATATTTATTATATCCATTTTGATGGTAAAATATAAGTGGGAAGTGAAAACCACAGAAGCCACAGAAAAGCTACGCTTTAAAACACCATCTGTAACTTTGATGAGCCTTGGGGTTCAATGGGTTTGATTGTTTGAGCTACAGAAACTACGCTTTTTTCCTATTCTTTATATATTTCTTCTTCTCTATTCTACTTTTTTTTTTTAGAAAAATTAGTAATATTAGTAATAATTATAGAGATATCCCTTGGGACTCAACGGAATCCAGAGCCACAGAAGGGTTTTCAAACTCGTAATTCACTTTTTTAACAATCTGGGTAAAAGTCTTGGGGCACAATGGATTACATAAATTACAGAAAACCACAGAAAGCTACAGAAGCTACGACTTTTTTGTAGTTTATGAATGAAGGACACAGTTCGTTCACAGTTTAGAAACAGTATTTAGGGTGTAATTTAACCCCAACCGCCAACTTGTAATTTGGATTTAGGTTGTTTGTTAGGGTTTTCACACTATCACTTATATATGGTTTCTATACTTGATTGCCCCAACTATCCCACCCAATCAACTCTCCCTTTGTGGACAACGCTCGATCAAGTTCGTCTTCCGTCATATCTGGAATGGATTCGATTTCTTCTTCATCACACACTAGGATACCCATATAATATGCTAGATATAATTCTTTGTATCTTCTGTCCACACCTTGGATTTGGGTTTCCAATACATTTTTGATCGCCTCGACTGCTCTCTTATCTTCTTCTGTAAGGAAATTGAAACTTAATAATAGTTCAATTTCATATAATGCTTCTTGTAAACTCATTTCTACACTCCTTTTTAATTAGATTCAAATTTACCCAAAAACAGCTCTACCATAATATTTTGGATTCTGGAATACACTTCATACTTTGCTCTCATTTCTTCTTCACCATCTTCTTCTGCATAACCTAATAGGATACCTAACGATACTGCACCATCAATTTCATTTTCTAGTTCTTCCCACATAGATTTGTAATCATAATTCATCATACTACCTCCAACTCAATTATTATGGCATGGTGTTCGTTTTCCCAATGATCGTATGGTCTTAGTTGTGTCCAATACTCTTTGCCCATCCACTTCTCAGAATCCTTTTTAAAACCATTATCTATTAGAACTTCTTCACACTTTTCAATGGAAGTGTATGCTACGTCACTCACCCATTCATTGTAATCTTCGTATGCTTCACCGTTATGGTAATCTATGATATAAACTTTCATTCCTGCACCCCCTCGTGTATATTGCCGATGATTTCTACTGAGTAGTCCATCCACCGATAATGTGTGATACACTCACCAATAATCACAAATGAACCATCTTTAAAACCTACTGTTCCATTAAATGGAAGACAATGATTATAATGATCTTTACCCTTCACCTTATCTCCCTCAAATATCCTCTTGCCGTTCTTGTCTAGAAGTCCGGTGTATTGACCTACTGTTTCGGTGTAAATCTGATACACTTCTTGCTCTAAAATGTCTACTGTAATATAACTCATTTCTTGTGAATATCTGGTTAGACACCCTTCAACCCACTCACCATTATCAATTCGCTTACCCCTAAATAATATTTCTCTCATTCTTCCACCCCATCCCAATTTAATCCTTTTGTACCACCAATTTCCTTCAACTCTACTATTGGAATAATACTTGGTTTAAATAGCACTTCGCTACCCTGCATTGTGGTGAAGCTAATGGTAAGATCACCGGCAGTATGGAATAAACATCTTACTGTATCTATCGGATCATCCACTCTACATGAGAAATCACCTACCGTTATCATTGTATGTGGTTTTGTCATGATATCACCTCATCTTCATAATCTATTCCGTATACAGAATTTCCCATATCTCTTAAATCACTCACTAACTCTAATGTGTCTTCCAATAAGTCACTTGGTGGTAGTTCTGTAGCTATTCCGTGGTTTCTATCCCTAGTTAACTCTACTATGAATGTCTTTCTGTCATAGGATTGCAATACCTTCATTTTCATTTAAAATTCCTCCATCTCATCATCAGTACTTGGAACGTACACCGTGTACTCACTCATTAAGTCTAAGTTATAATCTACCATCTACTCCAACTCCTTATCTAATCTATGGTTAAAGTATACCATGTATTGGGGCATATTTCAACCCCTTTTTTAATTAATCTTCAAATGTGATGTCATATTTCACAATGGTTATTTCAAGATCATCTTCCGGTGAAAACTCTCCTAAAGATTCTAAAACTGACTTTCTCAATAGTTCGTCTTTACTTTCTAGGATTTCTTCCTTTGACGTTGGAAGTTCCCCACCTTCTTCAATAAACTTGAATTTGAATATTACTCCTCCGTTCCTTCCACAATCTGGATTAACTTTTTCAGATAGAACTCTGCTTTATTTAGGTCTTCTAGTGCATTAAACTTGTCTCTATACCGTGTTACATACCTGATGATGTGTCCGAATAGAACCGCTTCTTCTGGTGGTAAGTCATTTGCCTTAGCTAGAATGAAGTCTAGTGTTTCAATTCCACCCTTCGTGTAGTGCTTTGGATGATTTACCATATCTTCCTCTAGTTCGCCTTCACATGCGTTAAACTCTATGAACTTACATTCACTATACACATCTTCTATTTGATAGAATCTAAGTGAGCAGTACATCATAAGACCCTTCCCATCAATGTGGAACGCAAGATCATCATATTCTGCCCATGGATTATATTTTGTAGGTTTCTTGCCACTAGGCCACATAATTCCATCTGCTTCTGCTATTTCTAAGAACTTTTCCACATCTTCTTTTTTTACTGAGTAGACTGCGTTTCTTTCCAATTCATTCACTCCTTCAACTTTCTCCCATAGATTTCTATTTTCAAAATAACTCCAACCGTCTCCTGAGATTGGTGGTTCTACACCGTCAACTTCAATTACCCATAATGGATTATCTTATGAACTAGTGTATTGTCCAACTACCGTTCCCATGTTTCCTTTCACGTCAAACGAATACTTTGGAATACCTACAAACTTTACACGATCACCTTTTTTAAATTTCATTTTTGTTACCTCCTTGTTTACTATATTCTTATTATACCACAACCACCGTCAATGTCAACTACTTTTTCACGTAAATTTCAACTTTTCTTCTACCCCATTGAATTGCTTCTGACCGTGTATCCATAAATATATCAATGATCTTCCCTTTGATTAGTCCACCGGTATCTTGTGCTTTTCTCCATCCGAATCCTTCCACGTATACATCAGAACCTAATGGAATTACATTTGGATCAACTGCTATGGTTACACCAACTTGTGGCATAACTCCGGTTGCGGTGGGATTACCGGTATGTGTGTATGCAGTCGCTTCCACTTCCATCTTGGATATCCCTTTAAATTGCTCTCTGTACGCTTCAAACTCTCTTTCAACTTCTTCTTTCTCTTGTAAGAGTACGTTGTATTGATCCTGCAAATCGAAATTTTCGCTCTGTAGTGTGTTTATGATCACTTCACGTTCTTCTATAACGCTTTCTAAGTGTTCAATGTGTGTTTCCATGACTTCATTGGATTGTTTGTACTTCTCATCTAACTTTACAAAACCTAATCCGATTGTGGCGGTAATGGCAGTCAGTAAAACCACCACACCCAATCCTTTAATCTGTTTATTCATTATTACCTCCCTTATCTGGAACATATTCCAAACCTTCTTTTACATAGAACATATGTCTCTTGTCCTTGTAGAGTTCACTATATCTGTCCACATACTTCTGTAACTCTGATCTAGTAGATATAGAACCTACAAATATTTCATCTTCAAATCTACGATATTCCTCATTGAAGAAACTTAGGTAGACTAGACCGATAAATTTTAGATCATGAGTTGTTAACTTTCTATCCATTTCACACCTCCATTAACTCCAAACACTTTATTGAGTACCTTTTTTAACTCATCAGTTTTCTTGTCCAATACAAGTGGTACGATTATGTGAAGTCCACCCACACCATTGTTATTTGTGTTTTTCATAATTACCTCCTAATGTAACTTTCTACAATCTTATTGTAACATAGTTACTGATATATTGCAATACATTTTTATTACATTTCAAAAGAAAAGGGATGAATTTTACTTCACCCCTGATGATCCTAGTCCCCCACGATTCTCATTACCTAAACTATCCACTCTTATGAAGTCTATATGACCCATAGTGGGCAGTAATCTGAACTGACATATTCTATCACCTTTACCAATCACCGTGGTTCTGGTTGCGTATACCGGCATATACCATTGGTCTTCATCTCCATTGTACTCATTGTCGATTATACCAACTCCGTTTGTCTGGATTACACCATATTTATTGAATGTGCTAGATCGTGGTACAACGTGTGCTTCATAGCCTTTTGGAATCTCCATTGCTACCCCTAATGGGATAAGATAATAGTCACCCTTCTCTAAAGCTACATCTTCTGCTGACCGTAAATCAATCCAATCAGATTTACTCTTAGGTGATATTTCTCCAATTTTATCTAATACTACATCTATATTCATTGGGAAATACTCTGAAAACAAGGATTTAATTTTATTAAAATCTCTGCCTGGTATTCTAAGATATCCTCCCCTAGGGTTACTGGGATGCTCATACACAAAACAATTAAAACCTAATTTTTTAATTTTTTCACAAGCTAATATTCTTTCATGCTCTGTGAATCTACCACAGGATATTTTTAAAGTTTTATCATAAACATTCCCATCATCTAAAATCCATATAGAAAGTGAGTGCTTGTTTAGATTATCAATTAAATCACTTATTGAATAATCATAATATTTATTAAAATTTTCAGTAGAAATAGTTGCAAAATACTTTTGCTCATTCCAGCTTTCTTTTTTACCAGCTTTCCAATTTATATTTTTAATCTCAGCTTTAACATAACCTTCTCTTTTTAAAAAATCATACTTCCATTTTAAATATTCAAATTGAGGTTCAGCGTGTTTGAACACTATATAAGTGTTGTGAGTTTTAGATTTCTTCACAAATCCACCATAACCTAATTTTGAACCCACTAAGAAATCGTGTAGTTTAATTGGTTTAGATAAATCGCCAACTGCACTTAAAGAATCATATAATCCATCAGTTAGATATTTAATCTTCACTTCCATAAATGACCCCCTCCTTGATTAGAATGGTTTGTTCTGGTTCTACTACAAAATAACTATTCTTTACATAGTAGTCTAATATAGTTGCCCCAATTGGAATAGCCATGTCTTCTGCGGTGGTGAACATTTTTTCTGGAACTGATTCATCCATCTTTGTTTCCCTGATACTATATAACCCTAGTTCTTCTAGGAATTTGAAATAGGTCTTATCTAGCACGATTGCCACATATAGTCCTTTGGCAACTGCTTTCTTACAGAACTCTAACATCATTCTATACTTACCATTGAAGTCGCTAGGGTATATAATAATACCCTTGTTATCGTACTTCTTGATATCCTTTATGATTGGATAATGTGATTCTGCTTTAGGTCTACTCAGATCGAACCTGACAACTGCTCCTTGGAATGGTGCTATACCTTCAACTTCATTTGTTACACCGTTTATCTTTACTCTCATACGATCCTCCTTAACATGGACTCGCTCCACAATTCATACAAATAGCACAACCATTAGTGATCACTTCGATTGGTTCTCCACATTCTGGACACTTAGAGAACTTATCATCTGCGTAATTCAGATTGACTTTGTATTCAGTTTCTTTTACTTCGCTTTCCGGTTCATCACTTCCGGTGGTATCATCATTATTGGTTAGGATACCTAGTCTCTTACAACCATCTACGAATACCGTAATACCCTTTAGTTCTTTTTCCCATGCGTACATATATAGGTTACGTATGTGTCCGGAACTTGTACCCTTCGGTAGATTCACCGTGGATGAAATACCGGCATCTATATATTTCTGCCATACACTCTGCATATCAATTCGTTTCTTGTAATTAAGTTTACCACTTGTCACAAAGAAATCTGGAAGTTCTTCTTCTTTGGTAAGACCATGTTCATCCATATATTCCTTTGCTATGGGTGTGAATACCTTGTAGAATGTGCTACCATTATCACCTAGAGACTTTGATTCTCTTGTGTATGAGATATTAAAGATTGGTTCTATACCACCAGATACACCGATCATAGTTGAAATACTTCCGGTTGGTGCAATGGATAATAGTTCTGCATTTCTTAATCCATACATAGCAACTAGTTTATAGGTTTCTTCTGTAGCTACTTCCTTTAGGAATTTAGATTTAAGGACTGCTTCCCTATTGTATAGTGGATAAGTTCCTAATTCCTTTGCTCTGATCGCTGACTCTTGAAGTGCATTGTTAATCATTAACTTTCCAATTTCTTCTGATAGGATCAATGATTCTTCATCACCATATTTATACTCCATGTGAATGAAAGCATCTGATAATCCCATGATACCCAATCCAATCTGTCTGTAGTTTGAAACGGATTCTCTCTGCTCACTTAGTGGTAATAGTGCAATACCTTCTTCTAACACATCATCAAGATATGCGGTACACGTTCTTACATCATCTGCAAACTCTTTAAATTGGAATACACCATTCACAACATATGCGTCCACATTCATGCTACCTAGTAAACACGAACCACCTGATGGAAGTGGTTTTTCTCCACAAGGATTTGTACTAGCATATTCAAAGTCTGGATTTTCGCTATTAAGGTGATATTCTTTTACCCTATCCCAAAATAACATGCCCGGCTCACCGTAATCCCTATTCACACTTGCAATTCGCTCGAATAGATCAAATGCTTCTACGTGCCTTTTAATGACTTCTCCGGTGTCCTTAACTTCAAAGGTCATTTCCCATACACCACGGTCTTTGACGGTCTTCATGAACTCATCAGACACCATGATTGAGATGTTGGCGAAAGTTACTTTGGATAAATCGGTTTTCACTGATACGAACTCCACGATATCTGGGTGATCAACCGGTAAGCTAATCATTAAAGCACCCCTTCTACCTTGCTGACCGATAAGTCCGGTAGTCATGGAATATAAATCCATAAAGCTGACTGCTCCGGTGGTTTCCTTTGCTGAGTTATTTACCTTTGAGAATCGTGGTCTTAGGTTTCCTAGACTAGTTCCACATCCACCACCGTATGAATATGTTCGTGCCATCTTCTTGGCGGTATCGAATATACTTTCTATGTTATCTTCTGGTGGTGTAATTACAAAACAGTTAGAATACGTTACCTTCTTACCATGTTCATATAACCTTCTACCGGCAAGGATTCTACCGGCGGGAATGAACTTCTTTTCACGGATCAACTTCTGTATTTTTGAATTACCATAACCTACTCTGGAAATGAAACCATCAAACCCTTCATTTTCAAAGATATACTTCTTATATAGAATATCTTTCTGTAAATCATCCATTTCCCATATAGATTTACGCTTCATGGTTCTCTCGTGTCTGTATCTTATGAACGCTTTTGCAACTTCAATTTCACCCAATTCAATTAATCTATCTTCAATTATATCTTGGATTTCTTCAACCGTGATCTTACTTTCTTTTAGTAGTGCTTTTGCTTCTACTGAGTTTACTACTTCTTCTTGAATTTCAAATGATACGTCACCATTTACTTCTATCATTGCTTTCTGGACTGCTACTCTAATGTTTCTCGGATCGAATCTTTCTTCTAATCCGTTTCTTTTGATTACTACCATTTCCATTTATATCTCTCCATTCAATTTAAAAACTAGTATTCCTTCTGAATTATCATTGTGTCCACCTTTTGAATTAGTTCTTTTGATATTTTTTAAATCAAGTGTTTCAATGTGTTTAAAACCAACTTCTTCAAATGCTGAAATTGTATCCGCTACTAAACTTAATCCATTGAAATCTGATACATTGAATAACACATAACCATCATCAATTAAATATCTCTTTATGTTTTCTACAGTTGGATCAAGATATTCCTTTAACCAATCATCATATGACGTTCCTTCTGTCCACGATTGTTCACCATGCCTATAGTCTTCTAAGTTAAAATATGGTGGACTTGTAAAGCACAATCCCATTTTATTTTCCCATTCTGGAACGAATATTTCACTACCATGTGGTTTTATGACTACTTCACAATTGAGTCCATTCACATCTTCATATTCTTCCACTAACTGATTTAACCTATCACATAGAATCGTATTTGGATCACACCCATAATAGTTTATATCTTTCCTAAGTGAACCTAACAATCTAACACCCCAACCGCAAGATGGATCATAGTAATTTCCATTTACATTATAATTTTCTAATATATAATCAACCGTCTTTATTGGAAAATTACTTGGTTTAAGTGCCACTCCTTTTCCACCTAATCTGAAAGCAGTTTGTATCTTCTTACCATCGCTATCCTTATCTGGAAAAATCTTTTTGTTCTCAAGTGTTTTATAATAGAAATAACCCATTAACTCTTTAGATTGTAAGACTTCACTTATACTCCATTTAGAGTGATATAGTTTTGTATCAAACATTAAATCCTTAAAATAATAGTTATTCACCTGAGATAACTTAGTACCACCATTTTTAAACTTTAATAAATTTTCTCTTACTCCTTCAATCCCACCTTTATATAATATTTCATTTACTATTTTTTCACAGTGTTCATCTGATAATTCATAGTAGTTATTTGTTTTTAAAGTTTTGCCCATATGTTCTATCAACATTTACATCTCTCCATTTTCTATAAACTTAATTAATTTCATCAAACAACTACCACATAAATCATACTTATATGATGTGTAATCGTATGCTGATAAACCAATCTTTTCTGTAATTCTAAGTCTAGTTGTTGTTCTTCTAAAGTCTAATGATCCTTTGGTTTTATGTGACATCTCTTTTCCACATCTGTCACATTTCTCTATAGTCTTAATCATACCTCTCCATCTCTCATTATACTTATTTTATTCTCATCCATATCATACTCATAAATTGGAATACCCAACGATCTAGCATAACCATATTCCATCTGACAACCCCTACTATGCTCCCATTTTGGTAGGAATAGTATTGAATCACAATCATCTAATGCTCTAAAACACAATTCCATTCCTTCCAAATACTCAGTTGACTCATATAAGAATCCAAAGTTGTGAATTGGACTAAAATAAGTTAACTCTGGATATTTCTTAATTAGATTCTCTATATGTCTTTCTGCCATGCTTACATTGTCTCTACTACCTTGAAATGGACTTGCTACGTACATCATAGTGCCTTATTCAACTCCTTCTTCATAAATTCTAACATGATAGCTTTAGCTAATTCATGATTTGGAATTAATTTACATGCTTCTGCGTAACCTTCAATTATTGATTCTCCAAAATCCATCATCATGGTAACCATCTCTTCTTTTGTGGGTTTCACTTCAATATCACTGAGTTCTTCCTTTAACCATTTTTCAAATTCATAATTTTCCATTATTCTACCACCTCAATAAATTCTAAATTTTCTCGCTTCACTTCTGGATGTGCAATTCCAAATTCTTCAAGTTCATCTCTTGTGAATTTTGTTTTATAGTGATTGTCCACCTCATGGTTATCAGAAAGGAAATACTCGTTACCTGACATATTTATATATGTGTCAACATCATCTATTAGATGCTTCAAATATTCTGGTAGTTTAATCTTCAAATAGTATCTAGGTTCAATCTTAACTTCCCATTCATCATCTAGTTTCACCCATTCTGAAAAATCTACTTCCTTCACCGTACCATCATCATAGTATGCCTTAAATTGTACATATTTTTCCTTGCTCCAATCAAATAAATCTTGCTCGACATTCATTTCAAGTTGCCTACATAATTCTTCTTGTCTTTTGACAACAACTGCTTTTGGATTATTCCTTATATATTCTAGTGCTTCAATTGTATTCATGTTAATACCCTCCTTGGTATATCTTGTTTTAGTAGTTCATGTTATACTTCTATAACCTCGATATCGTCATTTGTAATTTCTGGATATGCGTTTCTAAAATCTTCTACTTGCTCTTTGGTAAATTCTGTAGTAACTACACCTAAATCCATCTTGTCAGATATGAAATACTCAATTGGCGATCTAGACATGTTAACCCATCTCTCTGTATCAATTAATTTCTCCACACCCTCTGAGCAGTTGAAAATGACTTTGATTTGGTATTTCTTTTCTTTTTTTTTTTTTTTTTCATTACAATTCACTCCTTTACATTCCTAATGCAACTCTGATCTTACTTTCGACTTCTTTAATTGTGTCCCCTGAAACCGTAAGTAAGTATTTTTTAAGGAACTTCTTGTCCATTGTCTTAATCTGTTCACAAAGGACTATGCTATCGTACTTTAGTTTTACCGGTACATGTGTCTTATTATACCTTTTCTTTACGCTTGTGATTGGGCACACTATTGTAGTGTTAGAATGTGTGTTGTTCTCATCATTCTGCACAATAATACATGGTCTGAATCCGTTCTGTTCCGATCCTTCACCGTGGAACTCTGCTAACCATACCTGACCTTTAAGTTTTAACATTATTATTACCTCCTATGTAATCTTATGAGATTATTATACCATAGGAAGTAGTATAATGCAAGAACTATTTTATATTCTTTTAATTCTGTCTAACTGCTTTTGAAGTTCCTCTTTATTGACCTCTGGATTTTTACCTACTAGCAACTCCAATGTTATTGTAATTGTCGGGACTTCATATGGATTAATGTTTCGTTCATAATCATATCTAACCACGAATGGATTCGCTGTTAATTGGTCTTTTATTTCCTCTACAATATACTCTGGTGTAAAATCCTTTATTTGTGCAATTTCTCTTTTCATAATTATCACTCCTTACAATAAATTCTAACTGATTTCCCATTAATAGATGTGGTTCTGGTTGTTAAACTCATCACCTTTTTGATTTCCTTGGATAGAGTGATCTTCTTCACCGGTCTAGCACCATTAAGACTGCACCATACCGAATACTCTCTGTAGATATCTGCAACGGATTCATTCTCCACTTCTGGTGCTTCTTCATCAATCCACTCTAGTACGTTATTATTGGAACGTAAATAGATATCCTTTTCTTTCTCACCAACTTCTGATTTGGTGAATGACTTGTTATATAACGCTCTCTTTAATCCTTCAACTGCTATCTTCACTAGATACTCAATCGCTTCATCTTCCATCAACTTCTCTTCAATGAACGGATCATAGTCCACATCATACTTTGAAAATTTAGCATTAAATGGCACAATCACCAATCGTCTACTGAAACCGTCTGAATGATCGTTCACACTTGGCAGTTGGTTAGCACAAAATATCTGAGTCGCATATGACTCCAATGTGAATGGTTGTGCATACTTTCTCTGTACCATGAATGATTCACCGGTAACTACCTTCTTGAATATACTTGATGTTTCCAAATACTTTGCTGAAATATCATCACCAATATTGGCTAGTTTGTTATACATCTCACTAGGTTTGAAACTATCTTCTAGTTCCCTTAAGTCCAATGATGTGTAGTTTGGTTTACCAATTAATTTCTTGATTAGATTCAGTATGGTTGACTTACCATTAGAACCTTCACCAGTCAATATGAACGCTACTTGTAATGAGTTCTTTCTGTATAGTGAATAGCCAATCATTTCTTCTAATAATGACCTTATCTGTTTGTCACCACATGCCACTTTATCCAATGTCTTATCCATAAGTTCATGGTAGGCTTCTGGATTATAGTTATATTCAATTCTGTTCTGTATAATCCACTTAGGAGCATATGGGAAGTTCTCACCGGTTTCAATATCCAATATGAAGTCTTTAAAACCTAAATACTTTGGACTAGCAAATTCACCGTGTAGATCACATTTTAATGCTACATACTTGTAAACTTCTTTTCTCTGACTATCCTTTAACTGTGGTATCTTATCAATCATCACACGTTCAAACTCCAATGGATCATTACTATAGATACCATCTTTTGTGTATATGTTCACTTGCCCATCAATCATGATTATATTTGAGTTCATGAGCATATAGTTACCGAACTTATCATGAAGAAATCCACCTTTGTCAGTAAAGAATAGTTCTTCACTAAAAGCTTCATCTCTTGTGATTGCATCTATCTCCCTATCTGGAAGTGCTTCTTTCAGTACATACTTGTTTATGGTCTTAATTACTTTTCTTGCTTCATCCTTTGTGAATGACTTTGACTGCAATACAAGGATATAGGAAAACAATGTCTGGTTACGTGTACTTGTGTCTTGGAAGTTATAGTTGTGATTACCGATTGGTCTTAGGATTGGTGGTAATTCATCTAATTCTTCATATGTCTGCACCCACTCCCTTTCTATTGTCTCCTTTACCGTATAGTGTACTTCTTCTCCATCTGCGATCCTTGTCTTCTCCACATCTCTTGTTAACTTTAGTGGTACAACTCTGTTCTTACTACCCAATCCAATGTCTTCCCTGATACCAATTGCATTGTAGATACCAACGGATTGTGTTCTGACATAACCATCATCTTTGAAATAGAAGTGTAACCCCCTACGTGTTCTCATGATACTACAACGTAATTTCATGTCACGTACAATCTTTAAGATTAACTCTGCATCTTTCTGATCATCTACATCAATCTGTATAATATCTTTGGACAAAATTCCAACAAAATCTGTATCTTCTGGTGGTTCTGATAACCAATTTTCCTTGTCTTTTACGGATGATAATGGTTTTTTACCATCAGCTATGAGATAACCATCAAACAGCTTCATTTAATCAACTCCCAATAAAATCCTTAATTCTTTGCTCTGCTACTTCCACATACCATTGTTTGTCAAGATATGGTAGAACTACCTGATTTGTAATATCTCCGTTTTCAATAAAACATGATTCTGGTGTACCGGCAGTCTTGTCCAATTTCTCTTTTGTTTTGTGTTTCTTGTACAGTGGACCATCTTGTGGTCTGATGCTAGCAAATACACGATACACCTTTTCATTCATTTTATTACCTACCATACCATCATACACTTCTTTTCCATACTTGTCAACCTTATAAGCAAAATCATATTTATTGGAAACCTTTGTGACGAATTGGAAATCTATCAACTGATTTGACTCCATAATTGTTTTTGTTACCGGTATTCCCTTGACAAAATAATCCACGATTGCCTTATTGACTATTGGAAGATGATTGTCTAGTGGTGAAAGATTCTTTACATAGGAACCTTTACGCTTTACTCCACCATTTGGTTCGACTGCTATATATGAATTTACATCTTTCTGCACTATTCTATTATATTCTTCATACTCCAATGTCATTCTGGTACGCTTAGACCATTCTTCACATCTGCGGATCAATTCATCTTTGTATTCTGGTTCTACTTTGAATAACACACCGTCAGTATTTGATTGACAGATTTTAACAATGTCCTCTACTTTATCAATCAGATCGACAAGGAATAGTTGTCCTGAGATACAAATATTATTGGCTTGTACCGGATCATATAGTGCATTGTACTTGTCTTTAAGTCCACCATACGCTTTGTTTAGGATTAGTTTATATGGTGCTTGTTCCTTCTTCTTACCGCTATGTTTCAACTCCATACGTGTATAGTAAATGTCTTTAAATAATCTCTTACCATATTCTCCAATAGACCTTGAAAAGAAATCATACTCAATCATTAATGATGGATAGTAAGAACCCACATCTGCTAGGATATACAACCCATCTCCGAAATACTTGTCAATACTACCGTGTAATCCACCGACACCTAGATTGTGTGGTACACCGGCAATGGTTGTGGATAGTTCCATTCCATCATATGACTTACTTTTACTCCACTCCACATAGTGATCTTTCAGATATGAATATTTACCCAACTGTAAGTTATCTGGAATAGTGATATCGAACTCATCATCATATGTCATTCTGTCTGCACGTAAGACACTCGCTACTAACTGAGTCTGAGTCTTACTTATGTCATTTAATGATAAGTTGAATTTCTTGATAACATCAATATGTGTTTCATAATCTACCACCGTTTCTAAGAACACATGAAATGTTTCCATAACATCATGTTTGCAATACCTCAATACTTCTTTGATTTCACTATTGGTTAGTTTACGATCAATGTCAAACGGAACACTTGTTTCCCTTATGTCATGTCCCATGAAAGCTTCTAACTGCTTTAGTGATTTACCAAAAATGGAAGTGTCATAGTTGATGATTGGATACTCATTGAGTAGTTTGGAAAACTCAAAACCTTTTCTGTCCTTTGTGATAATCCACTCATTCATTTCATACGGATCGAACCCACATAGGATTGCTTTTGCAATATAGATATCATAGTGTCTGGAATTATATCCAACCCAAACTTCATCTTTGTATTTCTCATACATTATTTTCATCTTGTCTCTATCATTCACTATTGCATACATGTTTTTGTCATTGGTATCTAACCAAACTAATGTCCAATCATACTTAAAACACTCAAAATCGAAGATGATCAAAATATCAACACTCCTTTACAGATAGAAAAAGGGCAAATTGCCCTATGTATTGGGGTATCGCTACCCCTTAGATTAAAATTCAACTAGACCTAAGTCTTCTGGTTCATCAATTGGTTTTACAACTGAAAACTTTGGATACTTCATATCCTTGTCTTTGTCTGCGTAAGTCACTCTGATCGTATGTTCCGTACCAACTTCAATCTTACTGATTTCTTCTGCAAACTGACTCATCTTCTTGAATGGAACTTCTTCCCCTACAATGTCTGATAGGAAAATCACTGCATCTGCGATATTCTGGTCTGTCAGATTTGGATAAGCCGGAACAATTAGGTTCTGATTGTAGTAGATATCTCTACCGGTAGTCTTATCCTTGAAGACACCCTTAACCATTGGATCACCGTTTCTTGTCTCCGCCATTTTAACTGAGACTAGCTTTACTTCATAGTCACCTTCTAGCAGTGGTTTACGCTGATTCACCGCTTCTAATACATCTTCCGCCTTAGCTACATTGTCGAATCGCTCCCAAACTGATTTACTCATTAATACATCTCTCCTTATTTGTTTGATTTAGTTTACTATTACATTATACCATCAATTGATTATCTTGTCAACTAGAAATATGATAAGTGCTACTAAAAGAATTATTACCGCAATTCCTAGTGGAATCAATATTGGTGAAAATACCCACAACCATGTTATGTTGATTGCTCCGGTAAGTTTTAGTGTCGCTAGAATAAATGTTGCTATCCATAGCCACGGTGTTGTACTAGTTGTAGTTTTGTTCTCATTACTCATTTTTACATACCTACTCCTTAATCTCATTATTCTTTCTCTCTACCTAATAGATAAGCTGATTTCATATCTGCTAGGTGTAAGTGCAGTGACAATGGAAACATCTCAAACGCTTTGCTTACATAATTATAATTATCCTTCTCAGACAATCCCATGTGCCATCTGATCGCCATAGCTTCTTCATCTGTAAGTTTCATTACCCCACTAATGAGATATACTGACTTCTCTCCGTGTCCATATGGAAACTTATCATCTACCGTGTAGTACGGAACTTGAATCCATTTTCCATTTTCATCTTTAGTGTTTCTTGTACTCACTTCATAATATCCAACCTTACAGATATCATGGAAAAGTGAAACAATTGCGATTGACTCTTTATCAAAATCCGATAAATTCAGATCGGTGTCTAAAATGTCGAACACTTCCAATGAATGTTTAGCTAGTCCACCTTCATAAGAGTGGTGGTATCTTGTACTAGCCGGAGCAGTGAAGAAGTCTGTATTCTCTAATAGTTTTAAGAGATCATCTATTCCTTCACGTTTGATTCTCTCTTTTGCTACTTTAATGAAACGTTCTTTTACACCCATTACATTTCCTCCAAAATCCTTCTAATCTCATTTAAATGATATTCAATATGTCTTTTTATTGGATCACTTAAAACCAACTCTAACTGTCTCTCGAACATTACATATCCACCTTGTCTTATTCCAGAACAATTATGCTTAAATACTACATCATCTCCAACTTTCATTTTAATCCATCCTCTCTCCCATCAACTCTCTCATTGATATAATTGGTGTGACAACTCTTTGTGTTTTACATGTTGCACAATGACCGCAACCAATTGGTACTTCTTCTCCAATCATTACATCATAGTAACGTTTGATTTTCATTTGCACATAACCCAATGCCTGATTGAGAACACTTTGTGGAATTTGTATAATGGCACTATCGAATGGTGTTTCTTTTGTAACCACTGCGATATAGCATGGAAGTCTTTCACCGGTGTTCTGATATACAATCTCTTGATAACAAGCCAATTGAATATCGTACCCCCACATAGATATAAAGTCTATATACTTCCCATCTTTGTCTGTTATAGTACGCATTACCTTTAAATCCACAATTGCTTTTCCCTTATGGTATGAGTCCATCTTTATCTTGAATGGAATATCTTCAATCTCACCGGTCATTATGGTCTGTTTTTCACCGGATAAGAATTGAGATAAGTTCCGATCGTTCTTGATAAAGTCGCAAATTTCATCCGCCATCTTAAAATCAGTTTTAAGTTGTCCTTTAGTTGCACCCCTACTTGAAATGATATCTGGATTTTCTTCCTTGAACTTGTCAAGTGTACCTTCCAACCATGAATCCACGTAAGAACCGATTTGCATGGCAACGGATACTTCATAGTCACCACCTAGTTTACCATCTACTTCACATTTATCGTATCTCTTAAATCTAGACACGGACATGTGATCCGGTTCATCATAATAGTTTTCTGGTGTTACAAGTGCCAATTCCTTTTCTGACATTAAATTCCACCACCTTCTTCACCGAATGGGTTCATGATCACTTCTACTTCTTCATCTTCTGATGGTGATTCTACATCCATGACTTCATCAGCAGTCTGTAGACCCATCATAAGTTCTGGAACATATACTCTACCGAACCACGCATAGGCTCTATATGCCAACATGAGTTCTGGCATTGTCTTCCACTTAGAACCGTTTTTGTCGATCCATCCTTCCGCTTTTGCGATACCTAGTGTTACCGTTCCACCTTTGAGTGTCTTGCCATCAGAGATTCTTTCAGCGGATACATAAGCACCCCATGAAGCAGTTCCACGTTCTCCAACATAGTTTACTTCAACATTTCTGAATTTTGTGTTTGCTCTGATCAATGATGCAATTGCTTGTCCGCTCCAACTTGGTTTCCCTTGGATTACAAACAGATTTTGCATAACGATTATTGGTGACAATCCCATTCTACTTGCCATGTCTAGTGCGACAAAGCAATTTTCTGGACGGTTTCTGTATATGTCTGGGATGATAGTTGATTGAGATAGCATTTGTGCCATTTCCATTAATTTATCTAATGGCATTACTTCTCTACCAACTGAGAAATCTGGTGTCACTTTTACAATCGCATCTTCTGTTTTGATGATGTTATTTTCTTCCATTGACTTAACCTCCTTAACCTTATACCTTATTATATCATACCTTGCGGTGGAATACAAGCTATTTCTTCAAATTTCCACCACATTTACAATGAAATCTTTCTGGATTCTTCCATGCTTTGGTTCTCATAGATACGTTATATATATATATCCACAATCCAAACAAGTCAAATTTCCGTGTGGTATCTTTGATCTCATTTCTTTGGATACTTGTTTGAGCACCGGATCATCTTCCGCTAATCTACTGATTCTGAGATTGTATTTTTCGTTTACCTTATCAGCGTACACTCTCCACATTCCGGTGTGATCCATTCCATCTGGTAGTGCATGGCATAACTCATGAACTAATGTGTTTAGGATTTCAAAGTGCATGTTGTTGTCCACATACTTCTCAAAAATCTTTCTGGAAAACTCAATTTTGTAAAGATCGTTTGAGTACATGGTACATCTTCCAACTACTCTTGTAAGTCGATTGTTCAACTTCAAAGTGATTTCATCTGGTACTAGGTCTAGCAGTCCACAACCTTCCATGATTGTAAGTGCTTCTTCAAAATAGTTTCCTAATGCAAGTTCATATTTATCTATTACTCATACCACCTTTGTTTGATTTGTTAATATGAGTATACCAAAGGTTTAAGTTAATGTCAACTGTTTTCTCTTAAATCTTTTAGAAATTCTAATAATTCATATCTCAGTAGGGAATACATAAACTCTGGCAACTCATCTTTACCCACAAACCATATGGGGCAGTCATACCGGATACTGAATGTTAGTAGACTTGCTCTCATGCTCTTTGGTGGTAATTGTGACCTATAAGAACCATTGAATACCTTCTTCCATGTTGCACCTTCCACTACTATGTGTATTTGTTGGTCTTCTTCTAGTCTCTCAAATTCACGTGCAAAGCGTTCTCTACCACTAGTAAAGTTACCGGCAATCTCAGTTAGGGAATTTTTCTTCTCTATAATGAACTTTTTATCCACATCTAGTTCTGGATAATTTGGTAAAATGAATGAGTAATCTCCACTATCCAACTTTTCCTTTTTCCATTTGATTCCTTCACCGCTTAGATACCTTAGTATATGTTCGTTCTTCTTCTCCCTTGTATCAACGATCACAATCATATCTTCTAATATCTCACCGATTTTTCTATCCGTTAACTCCAAATTGCTCCCTCACCTTCTTTATAATCCACGATACACCACCTTGTGTTAGTCCTAATGTTTCCGCTATTTCTTTCTGAGTGTAACCTTCCGCTTTAAGTAGGATCACATCTCTATGCAAATCACTATTGAGTTCTCCCAACTTAGCATGGAAAACCGTATCCACATCTACCGCTTCATATAGATCGCTTATCTCGCCATGTTGTGTTTCATCTACATCATACTCTTCTACTTCACCATTTCTGAATTTCTGTTGTAACTGTCGATACACCATTATGTCTGATCTCAATTTATAATAGTTGGCTAGTCCACCCCTAGTTGGATTGTACTTGCGAACGGTCTTACACAACTCTATAGTTAGTAGTCCGTACCACTCATCAATATCTAAGTTCTTCAAGTGTGCATACCAATAAATTAACTTCTCATTTTCTTCTACCATACGTGTTTCGTCTTCTGTTAATCGCTTCATCATTCATCATCTCCCTCCCAATAACACCCACTTTTTAATACAACCCTTTTAGAACTTCTTCTTTTTCATAACCAACTATCAAAGTCCATGATCACTTCCTCCTTTAATTCTCTTTATACCATATTATACCACACCCACTTTTAATTGTCAACACTTTTCTTACAATTTACTCCAATTAACTGCAAAGCTACGAATTACAGATGAGCTACAGATGAAAATAGCAATGCGTAACTTTGAAACCCATTGAGTATCAACACGTTACAGATTTAAAGCTACGAATTACAGAAGAAATCCCTATTCTCTATATATTTATATTACTTTATTATTTTCTTTTTTTAGAAAAAATTAGTAACTCGTAGCTCAAATTGGTAAAAGTGTTGAGCGACAACAACTTTCAGAGCCACAGAAGGAGCCACAAAAGCTACTCATTTTTAAACTCGTAGCTGATAAAACACAAATGATCTAAAAATGTCCGTAGTGTGAATACAAATAATGCGAACATATGTTCTTATTGTGTACAATTTAATTTAACACAACTAGTATACTAGAGTATTAGTGTGCCAGTTACATATAGTGATCCATAGTATTTTACTTTGAGAAAATTTGAAAGTAAGTCCGTGAGTGAAAATTTGAAAGTAAATTTTTTGTAAATTATTTGAAAGTAAACCAATACAGAATATTTGAAAGTAAGCACATATTATGGAAAGAAAAGAGGGCGATTACTCACCCTCATCATATTCTGGTCGGACAGTTGGTAGATGTTGGATCTTATCAATCAAACTAGGTATAATACCATTGCCCCCCAAATTATAATATTCCTTTGCCATAGCCATGATACTATCCCTTACATATACTGGACAATACTCATCTTCCATGACTCTTTCGTACTTCTCGATTATTCTATCCTTCAATAGTGCCTGAACACCCAACTTGATGGATTCCTGCTCGTTTATCTTGTGGTTTAGTTTTCTCAGTACGTAACCCATAATACTAGTGGTGACACCGAACAATGCACCCAACCAATATTCTGCTATAAAATCTGTCATAACACCACTCCAATTATCTTTTAACTATATGTTTCACCTCAAAATCATATAGATATACCATGTCAAGTTTCTTGTTCCTACATTCATACATTTGTTTTCCTGAGTCTTCTATCACATCAAGGATCAATACCCAATCACCGGATAAAGTATGTTCTACCTTATCCCCAACTTTGAACTTATATTCCATCATCTATCCTCCAACTTAACAATAACATTAAATCCCTTTGCTTTTGCTAATTCTGCTAATCTATCAGCATTATCCTTATAACTGAACCCACCGATCTGAACTCTGTAAATCTTACCTTCTGGTGCTTTCACTCTATCTTCATTTGGAGCAACAATCTTAACACCAAAGTAATTTGCGATACCGTCACACGTTTCCATAGCCACTTCATCAATGAAATCTTCATCTAACATTCTGAGTGCTTCTTTCTTATTATCCATAAAACCATTCTCAGTAAGAATTGCTGGTGGAATAGTATATTTCAGAATGTAGAAGTTTTCGTTCTTTACACCACGATCTCTTTGTGGAGTACCTTTTACAAGTTCTGCGTGAACTAATTTAGCAAGTTTATTACCTTCTGTAGAACCAGTATGGTGGAACACACTTAATCCTTCTGGATCATTACCATCGAACTTACCATCAAATGCGTTATAGTGAATAGAACATACAATTGCTTTCACATTTGCTTCTCCATATTTTGAAAGTGCGTTTCTGTAATGAGTGTTCACTGTTCTAACTCTTTCATCTAGTGGGTGATCTCTATCAGTTGGTGCGGTAAGAACTACTTCCATACCAGACCTTTCAAGAATCACCTTCATATCTGCGACTACCACTCTGTTAAATTCATTCTCTCTGATTACCCTATTATTAAGTTCTGGAATAGGCGGTGTTCGTTTTCCGGCTGTTTCCATTCCATGTCCATCATCTAAGTATACAATATATTTCATTTAGTTTCCTCCTACCAGTTTTCTCCATCAGTTGGGTTGTTAATGATACCAATTACAGTACCAATCTGTAGTAATAGTGCGATTACCTGAGTTGCAATTTCAGACTGTGATACATCTAGTACACCAGTAAGAACTAGGATTGATAATACCTGTGAAGTAAGTGCTACCCACACATATTTACTTCTCCATCTATTCTGTTTTTCCATTTCATCACTTCCTTTGTATTATATTCTTTGCACAATAACGGACGATTATTACATTCTTGTAATTCTGATTTTGGCAGACCGAAACGGTTCAGAAGAATATTCAGGGGCTAAGATGTCCACTCTGTTGGATATCCAAAATTCATCAATAACCGGATTCATTCTGCTTGGCCCGCAAAACCATAAATGAAAATCGTTGCTTATTAAGTTGATTGGCTGATAGACATTATATCCATCAAGCGTAAAGTACATATTTGCATTAGGATTTGCAGACTGTGAAAATACTGACGCTTTATTTTTAGTCGACCAGCTTAATTCTATCGACAATGCGTAAAACATATACCCGTCAGTATGATGTATAAGCGTTGTTTCCTCTGTTTTCCTATCGTATCTAATTATCCACGCCCCTGGAAAACCACCGTCCATTCCCCATAAAACATAATCTTCATGGAATACTGCTGAAACAGCTCGCCATAACTGCCCTTCATTCCAAAAATCAGTAGTGCTATAAGACTTACCGACCAAGATTAATTCCTCACCATTCTTCGTTTTATATATTCTCGGCTGCGTATTACCATCACCGATTAGCACCCAAAACATTTTTTCGTAAGGATCATATTCGATTGCGTGTATATGCCCGATTGGGTCAGGGTCAGCGCTTATCTTATTTGGCAACGTATTAACGATTTGCCACGTCAAACCGTCATCCAAACTCCTGCGTATAGCGCAAGAATCAATCCCCGCTTGAAGTCCTGCGTCAAGGACATAATCCCCATACAGGATCACACCTTCTTCATTTTCCGCCATACTATGGTCTAAGGCGCTTATAACACCGATGTCGTGAACTGTTGTGAAATTAGTAAAAGTTGTATCTGTTGATCGCATGAATTTTAATGTGTTTCCATACAAATAAGTTGCTATCAAATGTCCGCTTCTTGTCAGTAAAATCGGCGAAGTCATAGCACGATCATGAGTGAATAGCATAATTTTATTGTCAGTCACCGGATCAACCTCAAAAATACCATAGTCAACTCTACCACCAATTAATCGCCCATCTTCAGTTACCGCCCTTATTTCATGCTGTGAAGTTTTAATAATTTCAAACTTCACAAACTTAGGTATTATCCATTTCTGAGTATCTATCCATTTTTGAGTTTCTATCCATTTCACTTCGATTCTCCTAAAAACAACACAGTGCCAACTCCACCATTTGGTCTGTCAATTGAATACTGGTCAACGCCTATATTTACAACTAACTCCAGGAAGGGCAAGGATAGTGCCGGATGTGTTAACGGGGTTAATGTAATACTTGCTCCGGCAGAAAGGACTGTTGTCGCCGGAACGATTTCTATGTATGGGGTGGAAGAAGTTCCACCGGTTCTTAATACCCCTCTAACCCCATATCTCATTGATTTAGGTATATCATTGAGCGTGAAACCGTTTTTTATGTGTATGATTTTCCCTTTATACTCACTAACGTTCAGGTATTGAGCAGGATCAGGATTAGAAATGTTTTCCCCAACTGAAAAGCTATTAATAGCTCCAGGCCATGCGAAGTCGGTATGTTCTTTGATTGTTGACGCATAAGGTTTTTCATCTATCTGTACTTCTGCATCAAGAACCGTTTTCAGAACCCAGTCGCCCGAAGCGTTTTGGATAGCAGATAATGCTACCTTATTACCTGTTGCGGGGTCTTTGCCTTTAATTATTCCGTCCAGTGGTAAAAAATCTGCCATTTATATTACCTCCTCAATCAGTAACCCGATTTCGCCGTCTTGCACCGCTACCTGATATGTGTAATTTTTTAAATCATTTGTAAAGTTTTTGTTCGCTTTATCCACCAATTGTGCATTGATTGCAATATCTTCTTGTTCTAAAGCATCAATGTCTGCTTCTGCTAAATCTAATCTGCCCTCTGCGTTTCCAATATCAAGTTCTATATTATCTATATCACTTTCAGCTAAAACAACTCTATCTTCAATCCCATCAATCACACTATCCAACACATCTGAGTTTCCATTAAAATCTTCAATGTCATAATACTCAGTCCTTAATGGTTTCTTTAAATTATAATTTGGTGTAAAATCTGCCAATTAAATCATCTCCTTTATTACACAATCTTGTAATGACAACTTACCACAATACACACTATCCACTTCATCATCCACCTTAATCCTAAATTCATATTCATAAACATCTGGTAACTGAGTTTCGTTTTCAAGTAATTTTACATTCATTTTATTACCATCAATAACTGGTGACTTTTCAATCTTGTTTTCACCCTTCCAATTATGGATTGCGAATAGACAATTTGCGGTTGACAGATCACTTACATTTTCCACTACACATTCGATTGTGATACTTTCAACTGTTTTAAATACATCCATTTAATCACCTCACTCTAGTTTTCCAGTTATAGTTACTTTTTCTTTAGACCACTCATTTGGATTATTTGAAAGTAGTTTGTGTGTACTTGATTCCATTTCAAGATGTGTTTCATGTCTTTGGTTCATTTCTGATATTGTTTTTAAGTTTAAGATTTGTATTGTGTTTGTGTTTAATTTTATATTATTCATTATTAATCACCTTAAGCTAGTACATAAACAGATTGAATATATAATGTACTAGATGCGTTATAAAACCCCATTTGAGTTCCTTTTCTAACTCTATTTACAGTGGACACGGATGGTCCTGTTCCAGCATATATATGAGAACCTATTGAACCTCCGCCATACCCTCTGAATATAATAAACTGACTTGCTCTAGTATCACTAGTTGATGTAAATTCAACAGCATATATTTTTGATGATGTGTAATCCTCAATCATAGGTATAACCGTAGGATTTAAATAATCTGTAGAAGTGACTTGTATTGGAGTTGTAATAGAATCTATTTTTATCCAACTTTCATTATCATTAACACCTAATAATGATTTCAAGTTACTTATTGTCATTTTATTAGTGCTTGTAGGTGTTTCTATGACTACTACATCTGAATCACTAATTGTAATCTGTTCTGGTAACTGATTTATTTTAACATTTGCCATTTCACCATCTCCTTATAGTGCCTTAATGAATCCATTTGAATCTACCCTAGTGTTTCCTGTGTGCCACACTTCATCAGCATTAGCACCTATAAATACACCGGATGTAAAATTAGCTGGACCTGCATAGTATAATTCACCATTTGCACCTATTCTTAATAATTCAGCAGAGGTTTCACCATCTTTAATTAGAAATTGATTTGTTGGTTCACCTAATTCATTATAGAACATGCTGATCACCATTCCATCTTTATCTAACTTAACTACTTCTCTACCATCTGCATCATATATTGTTATTTCACCGTCATATCCACTTATGCCACCAATTTTTAAACTACCACCGGTGATCTTGTCTGCGGTAAGCGTTCCAACTTGAATGTACTCTCCATTTATATACAAGTCACCATTCGCATCTAGGAATATACCTTGTACCGCACCATTCTTAGTAAGTACATTAAATACATCTTCTTGCGTACTATCCACTTTTCCACTAGCATCATATACAACGGTTGCTGAAAAAGTTCTTTTGAAGGTTGGATCAGTGAAACCACTAACTACAATATTATCATCTGAAATTGTCAGAATATTCAAATCATTTAAAGTTGTCAGTAAATCATAATCATCTCTAATTTCAAATTCGCATATATAAGTTGTAGCACTTTTAACTTCTCCGACACCAATGTCATATGTATATCCATATCCGGCATATTCAACAGGTTGTCCTGCAACTTGCTTATACCAAGTGAATTGGAATGGTGAATAGTTTCCCTTAACATCATCACTACCTTCATATAGATATGCTGTCAAAGTTGTTTCAAAACCATCATGTGTTATGGACAAACCATTATTAGAATCGAATGTCAATACTAAACCTTTGTCATAAACTAATCTAGCACCGTCCTCATCTCTAATCAGTACATTCCCAAGGTTGAAATAACCTGTGACCAAATCCCAAAAGTCAGTTCCATTCTGAATAATACCTGCTTTCAGTAGACTTGCGTTCAATACGCCTGTGGTAATCGCATCAGCGACAATTGCACCATCTGCTGTCATTGCCAAACCATATGTTCCATTGTATCCATTTGAACTGAATCCTAAACCACCTGAATTGAATCTCCATAGCATCTGTGCGGTATTTATATCATCTGAATCTATCAAAATAACCAACTCTTGTGGTTTACCTGTAATTTCATCTCTGACTATCATCAAGTGTCCGCCTTGTCCACCGGTAATTAATTCACTTGCATTTGTGATTGCGGTTTCCAAAGTAATATTGGTCTGCCTTATTGTTTCACTACTTACCGTAGCACTTGCGTTTCTAAATGGACTTGTTTCTATCTCCTTCTTCTCTGGTGCTTTGGTTGTGAACTGACTCTTAAATCCACCGTTGTATGTGAACTTATAGTTTATTACGAATAGAGTTACTAATGTTTGATCTACTTCTGTAAACCTAATGGTATCTCCAACTTCCACATGTGGCATACCTTGTAGTGACATACTATATGGTGTATATGATACTGGATAAACTCTATTTCTAATATCGTTTGTCTGTTCCTGACTTATGATACCACTATTGTTAACTTGTACTGAAAAACCAACATTTGAACCAGATATATATTCTTCATCCAACTCTGGATTTTTAACCACTAACTGATTTATTAGAACATCTGCATCTGATAATCTTTCATAATCAATGTAATTCTCACCGGTAATGTGGAAGTCCGTTGGTTGTAGATATTTAAACTTTATCTTACCATCTGAATCCGTAATCACATTAGCACTTGTAAGTAGTGCCATCTGAGATAGGATTGACCTAATGCTATAATCTTCCTGAGTTGGATCAATATGGAACATAAGTAGATTGGTTAAATCCGGTTGATACCAATATGATTCTAAATCACCATATGTGTAAGCTTCCAATGATTCATGAGTTCTTCGTTCTTCCATTGCATAATACTCATCACTAAACTCAATACCATATACCGACTCAAGTTCATTAATCATCTGCATTAAGTTTGCCGGATAAGTTAGACTAGAAACAAAAATCGTATCATTTAACCAATATATTTCATCAAAAGCTTCTATCTCAGTAGTTAATTTCTTCTTAACAATGTATTCATTACTTGTTCTGAATACACCCATCTTTACCCATTCAGTAATTCCATTTATTTCTAATCCAGCATATATTTCAATCTTCTCACCAACATATATTAGTGGTAGACTTTCATTCAATACTTCAAACTTAATGGAACTTGAAACTGCACTACCAATAGTTGGCATTTCATTATCTGTCAACGAAGATGTTATCTCATAACTAATAATATCATCTGATGTTATTGTGGTAGTACCAATTACAATTTTAGCATCTACGTTTCTTGAAGGTTTTACAATCTCTTGTAGAAACTCATAACTTACATTTCTCATTCCATCACCTACCTCTCAACAAAGTTGAATTTAACATTTTCCCATAATATATCTGAACCACCATTACCAAATTTGTATAGTGGGGTACTTCTATCACCGACATACATAGTCCTAGTAATCTCACCCAACATTGGATCGAGAAAGGTTACATCAAAGAATACATTTTGAATTTGACCTAATAGAACTGATATATCAGCTTGTTTCATTGGTGGAAATTCCAACTCAACTTTTCTTTTAACATTAACTCTATCTCTGATTAAGTCACCTCTTGCATTTCTAGTTGTATTTGGACTATCCACATCAGATATAGTCACGCTCATTTTACTAGGTGGTGTAATTGTAACACCGTTAATCTTTATCATGACTATCCTCCTTTTAAGAGGGTACGATTAAATACCCTCTAATCTCATCTTTCCATCTTGTCTGGTTACTCTATTGATACTCTTTACACTTGCTCTACCAAGTTCATATTCATTGAGTCTAAGTACAATCTCACCATTGGAGTCTGATCCGTTCTGACCCATAGCATCTACCGTGGCACTATATATAGCACCGTACATGGCATTTACAAAGTCCGTGTTCTCAAGTGGCATTACCGTGGTCTTACCACCATAATTACCAATCATCTCTGCTTTGCCAAACTCACCTGCCTGAAATAGTCCACCACCATCTAGCATACCACCTCTAGCCAACTGTGGAATATACGGTACTTTTATCGGACTATAACCCCACAATGACCTGAATGGACTAAATCCCATTATACTAGTGTCACGTATCCTATTCAACATACTATTGACTGCGTTAAATGGTGTAGCAACTACTCTATTTATACCTCTTATCAATGAGTTTACAATATATTTGAAAGTAGAAGCAATTCCATCTTTAATTCCTGTGAACACTTTTCCACCAGAACTGAATATGTTTTTAACTTTATTCCATGCTCCACCAAAGGTAGATTGGAAGAATGTTGCTACACTACCGAATACACTCTTCATTCCTTCCCATGCACCAGAAGCACCACTTTTCAGTTTAGTCCATAATCCTGAGAAGAAATTTGCTATGTCTCTTACTGCTGTACTAACTACTTGTGCAACTCTTATGAATATTACACTAAAGGTTTCAAGTACAGATTTAAGACTACCTACAATTTCCCTACCTAGTAATCTAATAAGGAAATTCAGTATTGGGAATATAATTGTATTTAATATTTCACCTACAACAATCCCTATTTCTCCAAACGCTTCTACGAATACATCCCACAATGGTTTTAAACCGTCTTCCCATATTTCAGTAAAAGTGTCACTTAACATATCGAAAACTGGTTTTAGGATTGAATCCCATACGTTTTTGAGAACACCACCTATAGATTTAAACACATTAGTCCAAGTTTCTCTAAACTTATCGTTGGTTTGCCATAATTCAACAATAGCTTTTACAACTAAGGCTACAATTGCAATAATACCCATAAGTTTTATTGCACCTAATGAGAATATCTTAGTTCCAAGTGTAGTTGCCGATCCACCAAGTCCTATGAATTTATCACTTAGTCCTTGAAAGAATCCACCGATAACCGGTACATTTTTGAAACCTGCTAAAGCTGTTCCAACACTAATTAATTTAGTTGGTAGGTTCGCCAATTGCCCTATTGTCCACAATGCTCCAAGTCCACCGGCAATTCCAAGTAGTGTACTACTAGCACTTACAAATCCATCACTTTGGAATACGTTATTATCCTGTAATTCTTTCTGTTTGTCATTGAAGTCTTTTAACTTTTCAGTTAGGGTTTCAAGTGCGGTAATGATTACATTACCTGTCCACTCACCTAATGGTTTAATGAAGTTTTCCCATAACCATTCAGCATAAGGTTTTAGGTCTACTATGACGTTATAAACTGCTTCCAATGCTTCTGCTAATAAATTAATTGAAGCCGGTAAGAACTTTTCTATAGTCCATTTACCGATTGGTTTTAGAACGTTATCCCATGCCCACTTAATACTTCCTCCTAGCAAATCACCTAGTAGGTCAAATGAATCGAATAAGTTGCCTACAGATTTCTTTAGTGGTTCAAAGTCGATACTTGACATAAAATCATTAAATAGACCTTGTAATCTATCTGCAATTTCATCTGCTCTTGTGGTAATACTACCTAGCATATTATCATATGAAGCTAAGTCCAATCCATCTAGTATTCCACCACCACCAATATCTGCTACGCCACCATCTACACCACCAGAAGTATCTTTTTCTTCCGCCATGACATTCAGTTCATCTATTCCAAGAAGATACTTTCGCATCTCTTTTAACTTCTTAGTAGTTTCACCAACTGCACCACCAGCATTTTCCATAGAATCTTCAATCGAACTACCAAGTGATCCACCGGTGTTTTCATCTTTAGGTGCTACATATCCAAATAGTTTTGCTATAGCATTGAATACTCTTGTAAGTAATATAGCTAAAGCGTTTAGATATGGGAGTACAGAAGCTATAACCGGTAAGAACATACTACCAAATGCTCTGGTTAATGTAACTACTCTTTCTTTGAGTATCCTCATCTGGTTTGCCGGTTCTTCAATCGTTCTAGCTAAGTCACCCTGAGCCAAAGTTGTCTGCTTCAACATTACTGAATAACGTAAAGCCATTTTCTCACCCTGAGACATGTTACGAACTGACTTTGTGATTCCTTGTGCTAGTGCTTCTGCTTTAAGTGCTGACTCAGTTACATCTATACCATACTTATAAACCGTTTCAGATTGCCCTAGTAATCCAGAACGTAAATCCGCCATTACCTGAGAAATCGGAACGTTGGTTAATGAAGCTAAGTCCATTGCCAAGTTGTTTGTATTTACAGAAAGTATAGAAGCTTGTTCGTTGGTGAATCCCATTGATCGAGCCAATAACGCATACGTACCAACACTATTCTTTAGGTTAGTTAGGTCTAATCCGGTAATCTGAGACATGTTCGCCAAGTATTTACCGGTTTCTACCGCCATAGTACCCATAGATACATTGAATAAGTTCTGTGTTTCAATCATATCCATTGTAGCTTCTACTGCACCACCGACAACTCTACCCATTGTATATATCATAGCTACCGTTTTAGCTACACTAAATCCTCTATATATCTTAGATAGATTACCCATAGCAACTGCATTTCTGTTTACATCTTTATTGAGGTTTCTAAAGCTATGCCCTAAAGACTTATTATCCTTTGCTAATCGCTTAGTATTATTGGTAACATCTTTCATCTGTCCACGAATACCACGCAATTTATTCTTTACATTATCTGCACCTTGTATACTAGTCTTTAGGAATAAATTATTTGCCACGCTTTTACCTCCTTTCTCTGCTATTTTTTCCTAGCATTGAGTAATTCAGCATGAGCCATGAATCGCTTCTTGATTTCTTCTGGACTCATATGTTGCTTACTCTCTTTGTTTTCTAACATTGGTTTGTTTGGGTATTTTGCATTTTTACTCATGGAACTAGCAATAGCCATGCGGAAGTAATTGCCTAAATTCCAATTCATTGCATCCTCATATCTTTGTTTTAATTGAAAAGCCTTAATGAACGGTTCTAATGATTTAGGATTTAATTCCCAAAACAAATCATAGTCAACCCCAATCATTAAGGCATTTGGTAAAACATCATTCATGATATGGTCTACATATCTTGTCCGTTCATTCAAATCACCTTCAAAAGTGTTAGCTACTTCTCTACTTCCTCTGTCTTTTGAAGCGACTTGAAAAAATTGCTTTCTTGTAAAAGGTCAAATAGAGACTGGAACAGATCACTTACACTCCCACCGTTTTCCACGAACACTTCTAATTCTTCATCCACTTCTTCCTGACTAATAACTCTAGCCTTTGGATTATGGTTTAAAGCACCAAACAGTAGTGTCGAACAGAATCCGGCAATGATAAATGGTTTTCTCTCAGCTTCTTCTAGCCTTTCAAAATCCAAATCTTCCATGTGTTTAAAAGAATTGTATGTGAATTTCAGTTCTCTTTCTTTACCCTTAATATTAAATTTCATTTATTTCCTCCTACACCTTCCAATTAGTTACTATGCAGATACAATCTCTGTTTCTGCTGAACAAGTTACACTCATCATTCTAACTTCGTCTACTCCGCCACCGCTTACAAATACGGAAACTTCGCCTTCCCATTCAAATGAGCCATCTGCACCTGCATCACCAAAAGCTAACTGTAAAGCTAGTTTCTGACCTTCTAGTGCAACAATCGCCTGAAAATCTGTAGGATCGTAGTTAGCTTCAAATGTCAGGTCTGGAATTTCCTGTAGACCTAGAATAGAAGTCTTAAACTTAGTTGCTGTGAGTGTGGTTGTATCAAGCTTAGATGGTGTAGCACCTAGGTCTGGATAACTAGTAATATCTACTAATTTAGTCCAAGTGGTTCCATCATCAGTTGAATAATTAAGAATTGTATTACTTGTATTTACTGCCATTTAATTTACCCCCTGTAAATTGTATTGTTTCTTGAAATCTTGTATGAATATCGCAACACGTATCTATAGACATTTATGTCAACGTAATTGTCAATAGGTTCTGCCATAATCTTTGGTAGTCTATAAGTACCACCTAATAAATCATCTATATCATAAGCAATTTCTAAAGCATCATTCTCTCTGGAATTACCGGTTGTGAAAATGTCAATCTGTATTGTTGTATCCACATGTTTTGTTCCAGAAGAATCCCTAGTGTCCATATCATCTACATTGCTTATTTCACGTAATGTTATACAAGGAAATTCAGGTGTAGTTTGTGGGTACTGTGGATATATTGTGATACCTTCGAGAATTGTTTCTAATTCCAATCGTATCTGGTTTTTTAAACTTTTAATCATTTACCGACACCACCTAATTTTTCAATTTCCTTTTTAATATAAAGGTTTAACGTTCTTCTAAACTGTAATCTAGCATACTCATACAACTTCCACATAAACATGTGACCTTCATATCCACCTTTAGTGATCGAATACGGTCTACCATTATAATAAGATACTACCGGATATGGATCGTCACCATGAATTGGAAACAACCACGAACCGTCTGGTCTTATTGTCTTACCTGTTCCATATGTCCATCCAGAAGGTAGTTTAGGGTGATTTGTACCAGAACCTTTTACACCTACGCCATATTCTAAGAACATTGCATAATCTGTTCCATCTGGATCAATAGCTTTGGTTCTCACCGTAAGAGTTATACCACTATCAGTAATTTCACTTGTAATACCTTCAATTAGTCCGGTAGAAGCCAATCCCTCATTCACTAGTATCTTCTCTAGTCTTCTTTCAGCTAATACTTCAAATCTTTGAACACCCTTGATTAATCCGGTATAGAAAGCATTTTCGTAAGCTTCCATTTTCATTACTGCCTTATCGAAACCACTTAAATCTGCAAAGTCAAACGATATTGTGTAATCTGGTATATATTCACTCATATTATCTGAACTCCAATCCGTAGTTCCAATGATTCAAACTTCTCTTGATAACTGCTACTCTTAAATCGTAGTTAGTATCAAAGTCGCTTGTTGGTTCATTATAAAAAAGTAACGCATCTTTACTCATCACATCCGTGTCTGTTAAGCTAAGATAAGCTAAGTCCATTGAATCTCCAAATATTCTCTTAGTGATATCACCAAGTGTTGGGTACAATGCTAACTTAATCTGCTTTGGAGTAGAGTATTGCGTTTCAAATTCACCGGTGGGTAGTCCATCTCTATCCATAACTTGTACTTTACCAATAGGTTCTACAAGCCAAAGGTATTGTTTGTTTCTCTCTAATGTTCTCATACTATAGTCCTTCTAACTCCAAATGGACTTCTTCCGAATGGTGTGATCCGTGAAATTAAACTTTTAGACACATCAGCGTTTTCATAACTACGTGACATTCCGTTTTCATTATGACCGGTTTCACCCTCAGCACCCATCTTGTTATAAAGTTCTATTGCAATGGCAACTTGTGTGGATAGATATTCTGGTTCTACATTATCTGTAAACCTGATTTCACAAATGATTTCTTTTGCATTATCAAGAAGTAGTTCCAGTATCGGATTTTCTTCTACTGGTGGATTTCCTAGTAGCACTCTTAGTTTTTCTAGTTGTGTCATTCTTCTCCACCTCTACTTCCTTTTTCTTTGTTCTGGGAAACTTATATGATTCTCCACTTATAATGTTAAACTTAGCACGAACTTCTGATGGAGTTAGCAAAGCATAAGCGTTTCCAAACTTAGACTTTTCTGTTTTTATTAAAGTAGTTCCGGTGGGAGTAACATCTACCCCCACAAGAACATCCCCATCTTGAACGTACAGTTTACCATCCTGATAAATATACATTCAAATCCTCCAATTAACCGTTTGTAACAACCTTAGCTAAGAATACGGATTTGTGTGGCATTTTTCTTTCATAAGAAGCACTTGCCAGAAGAACCGTATCTGGAATAGATACATCAGTAGTTACATCACCAATGAAGTTGAATCCATAAGGAACCATAGCTTCTCTGATTCTTGTGTAGATCATGTCTACTCCACCTGCAACCTTAGCATCTCTTTCCATTTCAGAAGGTACATCTACTGGAGCCTGAGCGAATCTGATTGCACCCTGACCTAGAAGGTAGGTTACATATTCCTTTTCGCCAGAAGCACTAGCAGAATCATCTACTGGAACACTATCATTCACGATTACGGTATAACCGTTAACCTGAGCGAGTGGTAGATTTCTGGTAATACCTGACGCATCTGTATATTTGCTGAACTCAAGAAGCTGTAGGTTAGCAAGTCTGTTAGCTACAACTGAGTGCATAATAGCCAGTGAATAAGAACCAGCGTTGTCTCCATTTGCCTTTACTGCGGTATCATTAAGTGTGGTTGCACCAATGAGGTTTTCCTCTGCTACAGTCGCACCTGCGGTTGCAACATTGTTGATGTGAAGTGCAAATTCTGCATCTCCAGTAATACCAAACAGTGCTTCAAGAAGACCGATAAGTCTAGCCTGTCTCTTTTTAATCCAATATGTGGATACACCGGCAACGATCTGAGCCATTGGGTCTGCACCGGAGTTAAAGTCCTTGATAAAGCTAATTGCCTTCCAAGCTTTCATTCTACCGAAAACAACACCAGAATAGCTTCCACCTGTGAGTTCATCATAGGTAAAGTCATTTACACCGTTGTAGTCCTGTTCATCTCCACCAAGTACATCATAGTATGGTGTGGTAAAGTAGTTTGATCCATTTGAAATGAGTCTTTCGATTTCTGCATCTCTTACAATTGCTCCACTCTGGATCATAGATGTAAGAATCATATCTGGTGCTGACTTCCAAGCATAGTTAAAAATCTCAGCATCATATGGAAAATTTAAGTTATTCCCTGCCATTAATTATCTCTCCTATTCATTCATATATTTTGTATATAGGTCTGGGTTTTCTTTCTTAAATGCTAACATCTCAGCATAAGAAAGTTTTGAAAATGTTTCCTTGTCCACAACCGTTGAGGATGATCCACTCTTAGGTGCTTTTACGTGTCCAAGTTCTGATTTCACTTTTGATTCGACTTCTTGTTTTGTGGAGTTGAATACATCAATGAAATTCGTGACATTCGCCTTAGTTAATTCTGCATCTTCATTAACTAGAACTCCCAACATCTTTTCATAGTCCTTTTTCTGAACCCCTGCTTCTGCCAACATTGAAAGTGCATCTAGTTGGTTTGCCCTTTTCTGGATTTCTCTTTCCCTAGTCTCAACTTCTCCAAGTTTTACTGAAATTTCCTTCTGTGCTAATTCTTCTGCTGTCAGTTTAGATTTCTCTGCAAACTCTTTTTCCCATTTAGACTTATAGGTTTCCAATCCTTTTTGGATACCGGACTCAACCCTTCGATCTGTTTCTGCGGTAACTCTCCTATTGAGTTCTTCCTCAGAATAAAGACCTGTTTTTGCATCATTGACTTTCTGGGCGATTAGTGCATCTAATTCCGCCTGTGTCATTTTAATTTCTTCCATTATTATATTCCTCCTAAATACCAAGGCATGTAAAAATTACCCACCTCATTATCTCTCTACCTTTATTATATCCATTTTTTCAAGAAAATATAAGTAACATTAAAATTATATATCTTCTTGTTGTACTTCTGCACTAGTTTCAGCATCACCATTCATCACAGCTACATTTGCTTGTTCATTTTCCATCTTGTTGGCGAACTGATCGCCCCAAAATTCTTCTCCTCTAGCCACAAACTCATTTACATCTGATACAATGTCTACGATTGTAAGACAATCAGCAGGTGTAAGAGTTTTAGTCATGAGAAGTGCAGTGTAAGACTGAGCCTTTACAAGAAGGTTATTATTCTTATTACGTGAAAACTTAATGTCAATATCAAGAAGTGAAAGTGAAGTGTTCAAGTTTGCGTTCATCATATTAATCATGAGTCTGAGTGCCATCTTTTCAGATTTCTTAAACATCATTTCCTTGTTACGTGCCACAACTTCTAAGTCCGCCCAACCATCTCTAAGTTCTACTGCCTGACCGGTGTCTCCACCCCCACCTTGACGATTGTTTCGATCTGGAATACCAACAATGGCATAGAGTAGTGATTCAAGTTCCTTAGCATAAAGGTTCATTCCACTCTGATCTAAATTAGTTGTAATGGTCTTAACATCTGTCTGATTATTCGTTGTGTTCTTGAATGAGATGATTCCGGCTTCTCTCATCTTAGCATATTCTTCACTATCTATTTCTGCGTTGATAAAGATGAGTAGTGATTGCACAATCTGATCAATATCATCCAATCTCCCACTTTGAAGTTCGTTAATAGCATCCATAAGGTCAATCGCAATTTCCCAATCTCCCATTCTCCACATGTTGTTTGGATACTCAATGATAGGTACACCACCAATGATATACGGTTCATATTCAAAATCTGACCTTTCATCTAATACCCCACTAGCATCTGTACTCTCAATGTCGAATCTTCCAAACTCAGTAAATACCTGATATCTAACACCCTTCTTATTGCCATATTCATCAAATATATCATAATAATGAACACCTATCACTGGTTTCTCAGCAATATCATTCTCATATACAACAAATGTCGTACTAGGATCAAGTGCCTTATCTTCAAATGGTACTTCATCTGCTAATACACCATCACTATATATAATTCTATATGCTGTTCCACATTTACTCTGATAATCACCTATCGCTTTGTCATTACTAGGTTTATCTTCATATGAAACGAATCTGTTTAGCATATCAATGTGCTTCTTCTTACTTTCATCACCGGTTGCCTGTACGTACTGAATGGGTGTACCCAAAAAGTACCCCACTACGTTTCTTGTAATCATATCAGCGTGGTTCAACACCACAATATGGTTAATCTCTGGTCTGATATCCTTTGTCTTACTCAGAATAGGTTGAACACCCTTTGAATACTCCAATAGATAGTCTATTTCTGTTTTATTTACATTGTGAACCGTCATTGAAGCATTAACTACCTTCTTTAGTAGTTCCACATCATCTTTAAGTTCATCTGTGGTTACATCTGTAGTAATTTTTCTTCTACCCTTTAAGATCATATCCTTAACTCCTTCCTTGATAAAAATTTAATTGTGTTTCCTGTCAATTCCTGATGTAGTTGTGCCAACATTGCTAGTGTGTCAGGTGCATCATCATGTGGGTTCTTTCCAGTTTGAGTCCAAGCAAAAACATCTTCCATGAAACTAGCATACGGACTATTGGGCGAATAGGTTGATGGGTGTCTAAATATAAAATACTTCTTTACATAATCAGAATAAGTTATGATCTTAACATCCTTGTTGTTTCCAGAAAAGAATGTGCGGATAGAAGTTTTACCATTCTCATGTTTAATTAACTCAGCTAAGTCCTCAGCATAGTAGTTACCACCATTATTCATTTCCACGTCTGCCCTGACTACATTATGGTTCAACCACATATTGGCAACCAACGGTCTAGTTATTTCTGGTAATCCATCATTATACACTACATCTTCAATATATACATAGTCACCATAAACATATCCGGCAGGTGAACTTACATTATCCTTACCTAGATTCTTACTATCACATACTGCTATAATCGTATCTGGTTTTTCATCTGGTAATTGGAAATAATATTGCATTTCATCCTCATGATATAGTAAACCTTCTCTTTCGATTGGGTTACATAGATACAATGCACCAAAGTTTAACTTATCCATTGACTTTTCGATATCTTTGTAATAGGCAGTATCAAACCCGCCTGGAAAATCGAATTTACTTTCTCCATGTTCATCATAAACCGGCATACGAATAACCTTCACTCTAGGATTATTTTTATGCTCCCTTACCAACTTACTGATCGGATCGTGGACAGACCACATGGTTGCGATATGGATTTCTTTAGCACCTTTTTTCTTTCTCTGTCTAAGATTTGTTGTATAAAGTTCCCATAGCTTATCCAATCTAGGTCTTGACAATGCTTCTTCAATACCAGAAACTAAATCGTCACAATATAGGTAGTTACCAGCTTCCGCCCTACCGGTTACACTTGCCCCAACCGAAGCAAATACAATAGATGGGTATCTTTTCTGTACTCTAAGCCATATTTCTTCTCTTTTTGCGTTCTGATTTACAAGTGGAGACTCTGGAAACACTTTCTGGAAACGTTCACCCTCTACAATTTCCATTACACCATTATAGAATGATTGTGTAATTGCATCAGAATATGATGTTGCCAACTGAGTGTTCTCAGGGTACTTTCCAATGATCCAAGCCAGAAATCGTATTCCAGTAGTAGATTTACCAAGTCTGGGTGCGGTTGAAATGAGTACCATGTCATACTTATCGTATAATTCCATGTCATTTAGTGCATCAAACAGTTCTCCAAGTGACTCCTTCCTATGATAGTAGAATCCTTTCTGTGGATTACTCATATCATCATCCAATTCAAGATACATATTGAATACTCTAAAGTCATATTTAGCAACTAAACACAAAACATCTTCATATAGATTGTAAAGTTCTACCATTTTACGATCATCAGTTACTTCTCCCAATTCTTTCTGTATGTTTGGTATAACTTCATTTACATACTGTTCAATTTCACCAATACTAAGTGTGTTCGACACTCAATCACCCCATTTGCCATTCATCAATACCTATTTCCCTTGCTTTGATTACATCTAAATACCTACTACAAGCACCAAATAACCAAATTTCGTCTGATTTTTGAAGATTATTCTCATTGTAACCATGAATATTGGAGAAATAGAAGTTATGTCTATACCCTTCCAACATCAATTCATTGGATACCGTTTCATAATCATATACATCTTCATTGTATACTATATATATTGTTCTTATGTCCATAATACATCCACCTTTTTCTCTGTCCCATAGAGTTTTACCACCGGAATTTTATGACCCATAGGTAAATACATTGCCTTTAGACCATAACCACCTGATTTAAGGAAACTAGGTACGATTACTCTTGTAAAGTCCTTATCATATATCATTTCATTGTGCATATCCATCACAATCTTAGTAGGAAAATGACTCTGTGGATCGTGTGTGTGTCCAGTAACCATCAAGTCCATACCATCAATACTGTAACTGAAATTCTTAACCTTGTTATTACTTGCTCCATGTGCCAAAACAATACCATAACTCCATTGTCTTTCTTTATTCTTAGCACCCAAATTAATCTTTATGAAAGCCATGTTCTCACGATACAGGTCTTCCAAATCCAACTTAGCAAACACGTCATACATTGGACAACCATCACTAAAGATTGTAGTCCTATTCTCATGATTACCCTGACAACCACCCAATATCTTATCCTTTAGTGGTTTAAGTTCTTTCGCCAACCATAACTTCTGTTCCATAGGTCGCATTGTAGCTTCATAAGAGTTCGTCTTACTATTCTTCAATCCATTATCCACTAGATCACCAATAACGAGTACGTACCCATTTGGATCATCCATCACCATCTTCTTCCATCTATCCCACATTTCCTGATTGAACTGTGGTGAACCAATGTGTAAATCACCAAGCGGATAAAGGTTTATGTGTTCCAACTCTCTATCCAACTTGTGTACTATCATCTCATAGTCATTTAATATCATTCTATACCTCCAAATTTATCTTCTATCTTATTATATCCTTTTATTCCAATAAATATAAGGAATATTCAAAATATTCAGAAAAGACCTTGTATTCTGTACCAAAATATGATATAATAAAGTAGAGAACAAAATAAGGAGGACACAATATGGATTTAAGAATTGAATGGTATCATCTAATGTTTATCGCATGGTTCCTGATTCTGCTGAACCAAATGTTTTTATTCAAAAGACTAAAGGGTGTAGAACAATTAGGTTTGAGTATTCTTACCGGAGCAATAACATACGATAAGGAGACAGGAGTTGTTACCATAGAAGATGAAGAAGATTGATTTCCAATACCATATCGTTAGGGATTCCAATGGTGGGTATGTACTGATCCGTGATGATTTTCCATATGACTGCCATGCACATCTGAAAACAATACACGGTTGTAAGATTGTAGTTGAGTGTATCGAAAAAGGTAAATTACCAAAGAACGCATGGATGGTGGGTTCCTGCAAAAGACTACTGACAGAAGATGAGTTCCAGACCTTGAGATCAACCAAACAGAAATATTACAACTCAAAGAATAGGTGGAGGTGATTGTATGGCTATGGTTCAACCAACTATTATCAATATTAAAGAAAGTGATTGGGAAATGTCACCAGAAATTAGTTGGTATTGTGAGATTGATTCTGATTCAACAATACGAATTGTTTTCCAAAAAGTACCAGATAACTTTCCTTTCCTACCAATAGAAAATGCAGGTAGTCAACTTACTATTTCACAAGTTGAACTTTTAAAAATATTCTAAAAACACTTGTATTCCAAACCAAAATAGGATATAATAATAGTATAAGGTTTGTTGATGAGACACCTTTATTGATCCCAATGTCGAGCGTTCGTTCGGTGGGATTTCGCCAGTTGCAGGACTGTAAAACCTGAGGTTTGGTGCCATGAGCAACCGTATAAAAGCACCCAGTTTGTGGGTATCTGAAATAACCCTCTTTCCAATTAAACATTCGGAATTTTTTTGGATTTACTGCATATAGCGAAAGGCAGGTGCACATTTTGATTCAAGAAATATTCATTAAGATGATGAATACGCTAAAGTGGCAAAAGAATATCGCAAATCCCAGCGTTAAGCTTGAAGATGTCAAGAAAGAATTGCTAAAAGACACTGACGTAAGAAAAGAGTACGAAAAACTCCTTGAAGAACCGCTAAACAATCTTGAAGCGGACATTGATGCACCAAAAGGTTCTGTTCAACTAGATTAACTGAATCAACCCAAGGGTATTCGGATAAATGTTTGTATGTGGTTTTAAGATTAGAACGATATTCTTTGTATACAAGGAGTATTGTGCCTAAAATAAAACTACATACATTCGTCCCTTACTTATAGTTTGGGATCAGAAAAGGTTTCCCACTGAGCCAGTAATCAGTGGTTACATGCAAGGAACACATAACTCATGCGTGGGTTGGGTTTCGATCTGGTTCAATTCCAGACCTTGCCACTATGTGGGGTACGCTCAATGGAGGAGCAGTAAGACAATAGCGGTTGATAGATTGGAACGTGTATAACGCAATCCATGTCAACAAAGTTGGTTCGATTCCAACACCCCACATCACTTTTACCTAAATAACCTCCTTATAACTGACCCCTAAGTCACAATGGGGGTCTTTTAATTTACTATAAAATACATATCACTCTCATATACAATGTATATATTGTTAATTTCGACTTTGGGTGCACGGAGGGGTTAGTGCTGTACTAGATCCTGGCGAAAATAGGGGTAGGGTGGGTCAGATCATGTCCCGCAATTGTATGAAATGTGAACACAATTTGTATGATCCTAAAAACTGCTATTTGAATAAAAAAAAAAAAAAAAGAGTGTCAATTAAGACACTCTATAAATTTTAATATCCATTCTCATTCATTTTATAATATCCTCCTATTGACGACTTAACAAATCTTTAATTATCATTATCGGAAGTAAGAATACCCATAAGAATAAGTGTATCATATTTCATCCTCCATGTATTCCAGGCAGTCCTCACAAATGGCTTCTTCCTCTGGTAATATCATTATATCCTGACCGCATATTTCACAACGTGTATGATATGCTTTATTGTGCCATGACTCAAATATTACAAAGGCACTATAATTATCTAACATTGTTTGTTACCTCCTTTATAAACTCTTTCAAATATCCTCTAACAATATCTTTTTTATCATTCCAGTCCATACCACGTGTTAAGACCACGTTCTCCGCTTTAACGTTGTACTTATGACATAGATCATATGATGCTTCAATGTTACCTACTGGAGCGTATCCGGTACTAATTAATATACCGTCAATCTCATAATAATCACAAGACCACCCAGATGAGCCTGCACTATATGCTATTGGTTGTTCATATTGTAGTAAATAAGCAATGCTACAGTATCCTACTTTAATAATTGTATTATAGTTATCTTTCATTTTTTTCTTTGTAGTTTTAAATTTCATTGTTTTTTACCTCCAGTTCAAAACGTGCACCAAAAAAGTAATATGTATTCTTTTCATTTATATCTACAATGTTGAAATTGTTTATATATTTCATTCTGCCTTGTAAACTCATTTCATAATCTGTAAATAACTCATCTTTTACGATAACCCCGCCATATAAATTGGAATCATCTATATATTGTTTAGCTTTAAAATATTTCATTATTCTACCTCCATTTTAAATATCGAAAAAACTGCTTTTTACTATCTATCATACTTTCTAATCATTTTATCATACCCTCCAATTTTTCAATTAAGACGGTGAGCGTATAAGCCACCGCTAACAATACTAACCAATACATAAAAGCGACCTCATTCTCTTAAAATCTTCAATTGCTTTTTTAGTCCTCACTTCTTGTACGTTCCAATAAATGGCAACGTTTAGCATCTCTGGGTTTTTATTAAGTTTATATAGTCTTTTTACATCCTCCTTTCTTTTAGTCATTTCAAGTAAATAATCATCTAATGCTAAAAGTATTGTTATTCTTGAATTTTTTTCCATTTTTTTGTTATCCTCCTTATTATTTTGTTTTCGACCTTTAAGTTGTTTTGTGTTTTGTTCCTTTCTATGTATTAATAATACCATGTTTAAAGGATACCGTCAAGTCTTTTTTATAAAAAATTTTAACTTTCTTTTCTTTCATTATATAGTAATATAACCAAGGATCAACCGGCAGTTAATTTATAATCATTCTAATTTATAATCAATACAATTTATATTTTTATTGACATTTTACGCATTATGTGATTTTCAATTTTCGGCACTTTTATTTGAATTATATTAAACTTTTCATGAAACGGTTACAAAAGGTTGACAAAATCCTGATTATGTGATTCGCAATAAAACACGGTTAAAACTGCGGATCTGCTATATTTTAGTGTAAACGGTTTCAAGACTTGACAAAATGAATTGTGTCCCAATATCAGAATATTCTGACAATGGTGAAAATTCCAGGCTGACACTGATCCACAGAGTGCGTGTGTCATAGAGTTTGAAAACATGAGAGTTTGAAAACATGAGAGTTTGAAAACATGAGAGTTTGAAAACATGAGAGTTTGAAAACATGAGAATTTGAAAACATACGAAATTGAAAGTAATCCCACAGATTTAGAAAGTAAGGGAAATTGAAATTATGTCATGTGTCTGCTAATGTCCATATACGCAAAATAA